GTTTTCCCCTGGAGCTTTTCGTTCCATTCTTCAGGAATTTCTGCGGGACTATTGCATTTTCTGATGATACAGTCAAATTTTGGTGAGCCATATGGTAAAAATTTAGACCTGTCTATACTCTTATCATAAAAACCAATTAGCTCTTCTGATTGCACCACAATATAATCCACGTTGTTATAACATGGACACATAGCTTGCCCTTCTGACATATTTCCTGATGTTGAAAAATATGGAACATAGATCATACAATCTGTAAACTGCTTCAACTTGTCTGAATAGAAAAATGGATGCACACTAGTTACATAGTTAGCACCGTCATATGGATTATGGATAAAAATCATATCCGGACGTTCATTCCCAAAATCAAAGTCCTCATACTTTGTAATAGGTACATTGTCAGGAAACATTTCACCTTCCCAATGCATTTCTTTGAAACTTCCGTCAGTATTTTTATCGAAATATGGAATTGGAATAACGACCGCTTCACAGTCTTCATCGGCATCCGCTGCCATCCAAATACTCTCAAGTGAATCCCACATACTTGCTTTGTATGGGAGAAAAACGGCCATTTTAGTGCGTTTTATATCGTTATTAAAACTATCTTTAATTTTCCCTACTATATCGTGTAGCTGATTCCTGTTAGCTTCCGATATGGTAGAAAGCTCAATCAAATCATTATTTGACTGGAAAAGAATCTCGCAATACTCTTCCAAATATCCAACAGTGACATGCCCAAGGCCTTCGACCTCTTCAATAAAAGTACCTAGTTCTATTGCTTTCTGCTGGCAGGTCTGCAAATATTCAGATATTCTGGACAAATCTGAATTGTCAGCTCCTAACTCAATACTAATTGCCTCATGAATTATTTCAAAAAGGTCAAGGTACTTCTTAGCATATTCTCTCTGCTGTTTTCTCATTATACATTTTCTCGCTTTACACTATTCTAGCTCTACAGGAATGTCATCCCGCGCACATGGTTCAGACACAGAGCCTTCTCCACCTGCTTCAGGCATACCATTTTCTCCTCCACCATTATCCTGCACAAAGCCACCTGCTTCATCATTAGGCTCTGTATTATTCTGGTCATCTGTTACAAAGTAATTGCATTTATCCACCTTATACTGCTCTCTAACCTTCTTAGGAAAAGGCAGCGGCTTCTTGTCAGCATTGATAATAAAAGTGGTTTTAGGGTCAAGATTTTCAAATGATGTTGTTTTGCCAGCACCACTCTCGCCCATGATTCCAATTACATTTGCCATCCCTAGCCCTCCTTGCATACAAAGCAAATTCTTAAAAACTTAGTAGCGTCTTCCATGATTTCATCAATTTCATCAGTATCGTGAGCAGTCCTGATACCTTCCTTGACTCCATCAAATAACTTATCTAAATCAACAACTACGTTCATCTCTACACCTCCTCAAATCTGCTGCAATACATATCAGCTGTATGAATAATGAAAGAAAGCAAATCTCTGTCGTAACCATGATTACCAAAAGAGCTATCTAGCTTTCCGAACAGGCCATTGTGATGGAGTATTGCACCCTCTTCCTGTTCAGACAGTTCTATATATCTTTCAGCAATAATTACAGACCTAATTTCATGCTCCTCATAGTAAAGCTCCTTATTAGTCTCATAAGGCTTGGCTTCTGACTGCACCAGGTCATACTCACCTGTCTCCTTGTTCTTGGTTTTACTGCGAACATAATTAGGTGTATAATTAGGTTTGTGGTGATCACCCATCTTGCCCAGATCGTGAAGCACCGCACAAAGACTTACTGAATTAAGAAAGTCTGCTCTGCCTTCCATGTCATCAGGTGTCCAGAGCATTGCCAGCTCTAAAGCCTTGTCATGTACGTTAACTGTATGCTCAGCGAGTCCACCTTCTTCGCATAAATGGTAAGCTCCTGAGCATGGGGCAGAATAAAAACCACCATCATGCATTGCCTGGATTAATTTATTCGTTCCAGCTCTGCCAATGCTTGTAAGAATTTCATCAATTCTCACTTCGTTCTCTTCTCTAGTTCTCTGCATCAACTACATCCTCCTCTGCGATTTCCTGCTTAAACTTTTTTATAGTTGCAAATAACTCCTTTACCTCTGACACAATGTCGATAATTGCCTTTTCATCATCAAAAGATAGTAAGTAATGACTTTCATCTCTTTCCTCAACAACTCTCGCAATTCTGTCAAAAGCGTGTGCCTTGTAAAGTTTTTCATCAATTGCAAATTCCATAATTTTTACCCTTTTCCTTTCACAAAATAGACCTGGCATTTTCTTCTGCCAAACTCCAAACATTCTTCCTCAGAAGCCATCCAAATATCTAAGCACTCCCCTTCTTTAATAGGTTGGCCTCCAGTGTCCTCAATAACGTAAATGTGATTTTCGCCGTCTGGCATTGTCACAACTGCAACCCAGCCAAAGTAATCTGGATCAAAAGCAGCAACGCCCTCTCTGGCTTTAGTCCCTGTTGCGGTTTCTCCGCTGTCGCAATATGCTGTGCATTCAATGGTGTATAACTGCCCAGGAACGTACTCAGTAGCAGCTTTTAATGTGATAGGTTTAATCACTGAGATTACTATTGAGGTTGCGATTAAAAACGAAACCCATTTTTTCATTTCTTCTCTCCCAAAAGCATCTGTGCAGCAACCCAAGTATCAATACTGATATGTCTCTGTTTAAACTGAGCCGATATAGCTGCTGGAGTAATTCCTAGCAATCTTGCAATCTGCGAATAACTAATCCTGTTGTCATGCAGATTGTGGTCCAGTTCCTTGACCAGCTTTTCAGTGTTGTACTTCACTTGGCCTTGCTGTGTTAACGGTTTAAGTGCTGGCATTTAGAGCACCTCCTCCTCAAGAACCAAACTAGCAAAATACTTGTTAATCTCCTCAAGCTTGTTTATAGCCTCGTGAAGGCTTAAATTGTTCTCAGCTATAAACTTGTGCGCCTCCCAATCTCTAATGCCCTTCACGGACGCAGAAACCGTTGTGTAGTAGCCGATAAGATTATCGTCTGCAACTTCACGCTTGAGTTTTGAGTCAAAATGAGTTTTGCCAGTTACTTCATAAGCTCCATAACCGATTGGCAAAGATTTGATTACATACTTATCATTAACCTTTATCAAAACTATTCCTCCTTTCTAAGTTGATTCACACTCAACTTTTACTTTAAAAAAATAGCATCACGTTCTGGCTTGCTAAGCCTAAGTGTTGTTGATACACCAACAATCTCAGAAGCAGTCCACTCACCTTTGTTATTAAGCCTGTTATATAGTGTAGCCCTGTTGATTTTGGACTTGTCAGCAATAGCAGTAACAGTCATTCCACTATCTTTTATCTTCTGATTAAGTAAGTTCATATCTGGCATTTTGTTCCCTCCTCTCTCAATATTTAGTTGAATCTCAATCAACCTAACACTAACTATAGTCATTTGACTGTTTACTGTCAATCAACTTTTACAAAATTGTTGATTTTAGTGCAATTTTTACATAAAATATTAAAAAAAGGAGGGTTGTGCAATGCTGGATTTGTATAAAAATATCAAAGCTAGAAGAAAAGAATTAAAAATGACTCAAACCGAACTAGCAGAAAAGGTAGGATACAAAGATAAAAGCGCAATTGCTCGAATAGAAAAGGGTGAAATAGATTTGCCTTTATCTAAAATAAAAGATTTTTCAAGAGCTTTGGAAATATCTCCATCTGATTTATTAGGAGGAGAATATAAACCTAAAATGACTTTTCGTGATTCACTTTATGATTCTATTGCAAGAGATCATGAAATAATATTAGGAGAATACACAAAACCTTCTAGTAGACAGGAGGCAATTGAAAACTATCCTCTCAATGAATTAGACGCAAAAAAGAATTTACTCTTTAATAAATTATCTAAATTAGACGAAAAAGAAATAGATTTATTAATTTCGTTAGCTGATAGGCTTTAAAAAAAGGACAGCTAAAAGATATCCTTAACTGCCAGCAAAACCTCTTTTAAAGTGTTCAATGCTTCTGGGCTTAACTCTATTAACAAATCCAAAACCTCTTTAACATCATCAGGAACCATAGAACCTCCTTTGCTCAAAATAACTAAAAGCAGTATTAACCACACTGTCACTGCACTTCAACACCAGCACGAACATTTTAAAAGCTAAAACTAATCTTTTCATAACTCACCTCCAAAATTGATAAATCTATTATGAGATGCAAATTTCAATTAGTCGAGGTAATTTACTATACAAATTTCAGCAAATAATGAGTAATTTTTTTTACATGAGGATTTAACATGAACATTGAAAAGCAAAAAAACGGATATTATAGGGTCAGACAATATGAAAATGGTAAAAGATATAGTGTTAATTTCGACCATGAGCCAAGCACTAAAGAAATATATACTGAGCTTGCCAAGAAGATGGCCCTAGAATCGTCAAATATGCCCCTTAAAGGCACTTTACAATATTACTCAGACAAACACCTAGCCAAGCTAGAAAAAGACGATATTCGTGATACTACGCTAAGAGGATATGACTCTATCGTTAACAACACACCTGACTGGTTTCTAGGTACAGACATAAAAAATATAAGTGAAGATATTTGCAATAAGGTATTGAAGGAATATGAAAAAGGAGGTAAAAAAGGACGTTCTGCCAAAACAGTATCTTCTTTCTGGTCTTACTGGCATAGTGTCATTGTGGAAGTTGCTCCAAATTTATCATTAAATGTCGAACTACCTAAAAAGCAAAAAAAGAAAAAATTAAAATATCAACCAACAACTAAAGATGTAAAGCGTATCCTGGAATATTCAAAAAACACAAGATATTATATTCCTTTGCGAATGGCTGTTATTGGACTAAGGCGTGAAGAACTCTGCGCCATCACCGCAGCAGACATAGACAAGGACAATGTCCTAACAATAGAGAAATCATTAATTGTTCAGCGCAAAACTAACAAACAAATTATTGTACCTTACGTTAAAACAGAAGCTTCGTATAGGCGTATAGGAATTGAAAAGGATTTAGCCGATTTAATTCGGGAGCAAGGTTATGTATTTGATGGCAATATGCACACTATTAATGAGAATTTGCACAAAATCCAAAAAGCCCTAGATATTCCTGATTTCAACTTGCACATACTCAGACATTTTGCGGCTGCGTTTTTATTGAAAGAAGGTCATACACCTTTTGAGATTGAAGAATATATGGGCTGGGAGCATGGATCAAAAGTTATGGAAGAAGTCTATGCTTATGTCTTAGATCCAGACGAAAGACACGCTGATATTATTAATTCATTTAGTAAATTATTGTAGCAAGGCCAATGATTGGCCCTTTATATTTTTGACGTTTTTATACTAGACGGGTTTCTACCCGTGAAGATTGGTCTTTTTTGAATATTAGGGCCAATTTTCTTTAAAAACTGCCTTTAAACTTCAAAAATAGCTTGAAAAACAGACAAAAGAAAAAACCCTAGAAATCAATGCTTTTCCTTAGAAAACACTGAAAATCTAGGGTTTCAATCTTAGTGGACTAGACGGGAGTCGAACCCATTATCATAGTGCTAAAGGCACTGTATTTACTAGCACTATAAGAATTAGGGCCAATTTCGAGGGCCAATTTTTTTACTTTAACAGCTCACTCATCTTCCTATAACTAGCTGGACCATAAGAACCGTCAGCAGTCAATCCGTTTGCTTTCTGCCAATTCTTAACAGCTGTCTCTGTTCCACCACCGAATGAACCATCTACAGACAGATTAGCTTTTGCAACATAATTGAGGTCTTGCTGGAGTAATACAACCTGGTCACCCTTTGCTCCACGCTTTAATGTAGGCTGAGCAACTGCTGGCTTGCAGTTTGTGATTGTAACCGCAACTCCAGTAATACCTGTTACTATTGCAGCAGCCATTTTAGTAGGATTATAAAGCTTAATATCGTCTGCATCATCAACAAAGCAACATTCAATGAGCATAGCTGGTGAATTTGTACGTCTTAAAAATGCAAGGTCAGTTCTATACTTGATGCCTCTGTTTCTAAATCCTAAAGCAGATATAGCCTTAACAGTAGACTCTGCCTTTGACTTAGCTTTGCTAGTTGTAGAATAGAGCAATACTTCAACGCCTGTTGTAGCTCCATTTCCTGTCTTATCAGAAGCACCTGAATTAAAATGAATTGATACATCCAGGTCAACAGTATGAGCATTGCACTTAGCAATAATCTTATTAAGGACATCACTCTGACTTGTGCCATTGTCTACAGTACAATCATATACAGTATGGCCTAATTCTCTAAGCCTTGCAACAACTAAATCCTTAACCTTTCTTGCCTCTGTGGACTCCTTAATAAGCCCTACAGCACCACAAGCAACCTTACCGTCTGGATTGTGTCCAGCGTGAATATTAATTCTCATAATTTAATCCTCCTTGTTATAATTGGCAGCACTGATACCTAATAAAGCACCCAAAAAAGTATCAGCAGCAACCATGATAGTTAATGCTTCCTGTGTGTATGGAAAACCACAAGTCGTAGCAATCACACCATAAAATGTAGTGAAAGCTGGTAAAAACACCTGTGCAATCCATTTCAAAACGTCATAAACCTTGTTTGACATTTTCATTCCCTTAACCCTCCTATCAAACAATATTCAATGCCTTAACTTCTTCATGGAAACGGTCAGTCAAAGTATTTCCTCCATACCCTTCGTGATACAGTTTCCATATCTCCTCAAATGTCTGAAATGTACTTCTTGGAATTTCACCCTTTGGCACAAATCTGTCGTGAATTTCTATGAGCAAAACCCTTAAAACTAACATATCCGCTTCTTTGCTGGCATCTTTAATGGATGTAATTTTGTTTATCTTGCTCACAATGTAAGCAAGCACTAAAGGTAAAGCTGTTGAGTATGTGATCTGAATAAAATTTAAAAGTGTTGGATTCATTGTTCCCCCTCATATCCACTAAAAAAGGAGCTTGCACTAAACAAGCCCCTTTGGTTATTAAGTTACATTACCCTTTAATCATCTAAATTACTGTTAGCTATAATTGCCATCAAACTCCCACCAACAATTACACCGCCAAAAAATACTAAAATGTATAACATCATTCTCCCCCTATGCTACTCTTCAACAATATCGTCTGCTGGTGTTTCCTCTACAACTTCCTCAACAGCTTCGTCCTCTGCAAGTGAAGCCTCATAAGCATCAAGCCAAGCATAAAACTCGTCTTTAGCTTCAACAGATAACCAGCCATAACGCTTGTCATCCTCAATAAGAGTTATTGCATAATCGGCTGTGTATGTACCTTGCATAATGCAGTTTTCAAAAGCTTTAATTGTTCTTGTCTCTCTACTTGTCATAGTGTTCTCCCTTCTATACTGTAGTTTCTAATTCAAGCACCATTGCTTGTAAGTTTACGATTTCCGATTCAATCAACGCTCTGTTGTAATCAGCCTTGTTGCCGTTCTCGATAGTCATAGCAACTATGTTGGTCATACCATAGGTCACATCAAGAGTAGCCTTAGCATAAATATCGGCTGTGTCGATATAGGTCTTGCCCTCGTAAGATACTAGACTAGCCATTGCCTTTGCTTGCGATGGTGTTAATGGTATGAGGGTTGGTGTGGCTAGTTCGTAGATTAGCATTACTCCACTCAAAGCTGACTTGAATGTTGTTGCGTCTGTGTATGATGTATCATTAACAAATACAACTTTGTTTGTACCAGTTGAAATGTGTTTGTCAGGGACATCTGCAATCGCTCCACCATTTGAGTAGCAAGGATACTTTTCACAATATACTACTCCAGTTCTCGCAACTGATACGTTTACCTTATCTGCAATAGTAGTACTAAAACGATTATTAGCAGTATCATAAGTCCATGTAAGACTACCCATATCCACGCTTGCATAATTCTTATGCAATCCGTCCTCATCAATGTAGTTGCCTCCATATAGTGGCTCAGTGAGTGGGAGGAAGATGGTATTGCGAGAAGTAGAAATAATTACATCTTTAACTTCATTAGGTCTTAATGAACCATCTTTATGAAAATCGACATAGAAATAATATGCCTTTGATGGAGCAATATCTGTGCTAATTCCATTAGCGTTATATTTGCCACTTAAGTGTTTTAGGTCTTTATCAAAGTACACAATAGAACTAGCTATTACATTAGCTGAAATAGTAATAACATCATTAGGATTACAAGCAATAGGATTTGTATTAGAAACAAATACACCTTCTGTTCCTCTTATGCCAGTTCCAGTATTTATAGCACCTTGTGTTAATTCACCATCAAATAGATTATTATGCTCAGTAATAACCTCTGCATACTGACCGTTGATGGTAATAGTTATAGGAGCGTGGTTAGTAGGCGTAATCTGATTTTGAGTATTCATAAATAGCACTCTAAAATACTTGGCGTTTGATGGTACAGTTACAGTGTACTCATTATCTGTTGTTTTCCCGTTTGCAAGTCTGCTTAAATAAGTTTTATTTTCATCATAAAAATAAAAACTCATAGAATTTGAGGAATGATACAAAGTTCCATTATATTTTGCTTTAATCATATCCTCACTATTGCAAGGACTTAAGTGTAACGTGGCAACTCCACTTGCACTGGCTACCAAATTACCATTATTATTATCTACCACTCCTTGATAAAGTTCTCCATCAAACCATCCATGCTCACCGCTAGAGAATAGTCCGTATGGTTCATATGGTGTAGGTACTTCTCCCTCTTCTAACTGAACAGTGTAAACATCAGAAGCGTTATAAGTAACATTCGCATTTCTTGCACATACACATACTTTTATCGTTTCAGCAGTAGGATATAAAGATAAATCTATGGTAACGTAACCTCTTTTTCTTTCACTATCACTGTCTGTCGTAACCCTATTTCCATCTTTATCGTTAAAATAAAAATATATATAGGTATCGCCTGAGCTAAACAGTTGACCGTTTTTCCTCAAACTAGCCACTACTTTTTTGCTTCTTAACTCTGTTGGGATTGGAACATAATCCATTTTAGGATTTTCCCAAACAGCTTGATTAGTTGTTCCGCTGTAAGTAAATGATGATGAATCTATTTTTCTTATAGTTAATCCACCACTTGTGTCTGTGATATTAGTAATATGAAAATAATTCCCACTCTTATAGGTCTTACCCTCTACCTTATCAAGCTTAATTCCACCCTTGGCAGTAACTAGTTCGTGGGTTTCTCCGCTTGCGGTCTGTTGTTTGTAGGAGTCTACTAGTGCGTTATTCTCTGCGTTTATCTTCTCACTTGACCATGTGGTAGCTATTCCAATTACATTGTCTGAAATACCGACTTTGCCTGTGATGGTCTTGGCTAGTTCCTCAACAGCATTAGCCTTGTCCGTAACTGAGTTGTCAGCAGTTTCGACTATCTCATCAAGTAACATCATGCTTTCGTGGATAAGAGGGCGCATCTCATAACCCCAATGTGCTTTTTCCATTTCGGTGAGCATTCTATCAAGTTCTGGATTTCTATTTCCCATTACTTCTCTCCTTTCAAGGCTTTAATCTCTGCCTTTAGTGCTTCTATTTCTTCATGCTGTTTCTGAATAGCCAGCGTATTCAATGCAATAAACTCTGTATAGGTCAATGAACAGCTTGTGTCTTTGTTGCCCTCGTCATCATCAATCTCGGCCTCATTGTATAGCCCTGTCATATCTGCATCTATGCCAGCATTATTAAGCTCATCTCTAACCTCTTGCGCTATAAATCCAAAATGGGTCAAATCATGCTCTTTGCCGACACCTTCTTTAAATCTATACTGTCGAGGTCTGAGGTTATAGACTACATCAAGCATTGAGTCGTCAAGATCTTTGATGTCCTCTTTCATTCTGCGATCTGAGCGCTGAGTAAAATTAATAGCATTTACTGTAGCCCAATAGTTACCACTTGTGCCACAATCTGCCCTTCCTGTTCTAGCCGCAAGGTCATTGTAAATCTGACCGTAAAGGTAAATATTATCTGAGTTGGTGATGAAATCACCCTGTATTGCGGTTTTACCATTTATGGTTACACCATTGGCATTTCTAGCCCATATATCAATAATGGAGAAGTTACCAGAATCGCATATAATTTCTGTACCTTGGATTGTACCGCCTGTGACATTAATGCCGTCTTTATCCCATTTACCTATTTGTTGGTTGCTGGCATTGTAGACCTTGATTTCACCATTTATGTTCTCTTGGTTTCCAAGTTCTAATGTTCCACCGCTTATTCTGTCAGCTGACATTGTTCCAGAAGTAATATAGTCAGCAACAATAGAGCCATCCATTGTGATCGCTGTACCGTATGTCTGTCCACCATCTGAACTGTAGCCAAGGCCGTTTAGATTCCATCTCCACTCTTTAGTAGGATTCTCTAAAGCATCTCTTATAAGCAACGCTGTAGGCTGTCCGTTTTCATTTGTCTGAATAAACAAATAACCACCCTCAACACCCTTAAGCAGATTAGTTGCATTATTGATTGCACTCTGAACATCTGTAGAGGTTGGAACCTGTTCAATCTTTTTAAGGATTTCAGAATTGGCAGCAGTAGATTTAGCAGCAAATCCAAGTTTTTCTTTTTTGCCTAATGTAATAGTGTCTTTCTCAGGCTCGTTAAGGTTGGATGTCTTTTCTGTTAACATAAAATATCTATCCATGCCGTGAGTGTCAGAGACAACTCTTATCTGATCTAAAACCTTAAACTCATCAATTTGTTCCGATAAAAGACCAAAATCAATTGCTTTGGCATTAATTACTACGTTCTCAAACTGTGAATCTGAAAGATACCTCTCAGCTTTGTTTTTTAGTTCTGTTGCATCTGTAACATCATTCCAAGTAATTACCTGGGTAATAGTTCCGTAGTTTGACACAGCAGTAGTAGAAGCTACATAATCAACACCAGCGTTTACACTAGCAATTCCTAGTCTGTCCTCAACACCTTCTATTGTCTGAGTACCAAGGCTTGCGCCTAGTGGTAATACAGCTGTTGCAATTTCTGTGTCATCAATATTGCTTGAATAATCAAGTAAATTCTTTCCAAGCTCTATTAACTGGTCTGAGGTATGTGGGGATTCTGCAAGATAATCAATGTACTTCTTTCCGTCAGCATATCTAACACGGATATATCCACCATATTCATTTACTAGCTCTTTGATGCAAGTCATTGTGTTAGTAAAATCAATAGTTTTGGTTATGCTGTCTGAACCAGCTGTTACCATGCCAACAGTAAATTTCTTACTATCTTCAACCTGTGTGTTATGTGAAGCAATGAAATTCTCTAACAACTGCCTAGCAGTATTGCTAATGAAGCTTTTAGGCCTTTGTATCGAGTCGTTTAAATAACTCAATTCTCCCTCACATACATACTTCTTCTGATTAAAGAAATCAGCAGTTTCAGATGTAGCTATGCCTTGGAACTTAATCTCTTCATTATTAATAACTGTTATTACAGAAGCTCTTCTTTTTATTAATTCCTTTTTAGGATGCTCTGGTGATACCGTAAACGAAAAAGAACCAGCAGTATTAACCTTATTTACTACAACAGGGTTAATAATTGCTAGTTCATCAATTTGTGAATCACAAAAGAGCACTCCATCAACAAGCACTCTATACATTACAGCATACCTCCTAAATAGTTGACCGTCACAGTACCATTTCCATTAAATGTAAGTATGTTCTCGCCTTCATCAAGCAATATCTCATACATTACATGACTTCCAGAAATGACAGGATAAGTCTTGCCCTTAAATGTTACTGTCATATTAGTGTTACTGATAACAATAGGGTTTTTAATTCTTCCAGTAGCAATTAGACTAACTTGTCTTGTGCCATTAACAACCAAATCAGCGGTTTCATTAATAACCCCATAATCAAAATCAAATGGATCCCAAAGCCAGTCCTCAGCACTTGTTGTAATACTGTACTTGTATGGCTCTACGTCTGCGGTAATTTCAACCTCGACATTTGCACCAACTTTTCTAAAGTTACCAACTTCTACTCTACCAATCCAATAAAAGGCTAAATCATCATCAAAATTTATCCTCATTCTCTGACCGTGAAGCATCTGAGCAAGTTCAGAACGTTTACGCTCCCAATTAGGAAAAAGCTCTGGAACAGTAAAGGTAATAGAAATCTTTCGGTTGTTATACCTAATATCACCAGTTACAACCTCTGACAAATCAATTGCTCCATTTCTACCAGGAACATTTATTGTCTTAATCTGTGGCTCTGGCTCGCTAATGGTTTTTGTATTGTAGATAAGTCCCAAATCATCATAAGAGCTTATCTCATTAAATCTAACTTGAAACATTAACAAACTCCTCTCTGGCTTTTAACTGCTAAATCTCCTAGTGCGTCATCCATCTGGTTTACTATTTCACCAACAAAAGTACCTGAATCTAATACAACCTGTGGTCTATAGCCTGTTATCGCATTAGCAAGTGCAAAGAATCCAGCTTGAAGCGCATCAAGTTTGCTTTCCATTGATGCAAAAGCATTATTGTTGTCGTTTAATGGTGTAACTCTTGCCCCTTGTGGAAGTTCTACAAGCTCTGCTCCAGCTTCACCTACAATAGCTGTACCATTTCCAATAATCTCACCACCTTTAGCAAGATAAGGAATTGTGCCAATATTAATACCCTTGCCACCAAGTCCAGGTACCCAGTCAGGAATCTTGATTTTATTCAAGCCGTTAATCATGTTATTGACTAACTTAATCACAGCATTAAGCGGTACTTTTACAATTTGAACAAGGCCCTTAAATACACCCTCAACAATTTTGCTGAGTCCTTCAAATGCCTTTTTCCAATCTCCAGTAAAGACTCCAGTTAAAAATGTGATTATTCCGTCAAGTATAGGCTTCAAACTGTTATTCCATAGCTCACCAACAAAACTGAATAATTCATCAACAACAGGAGCAAGTGCTTCAATTAAAGGCATTAACTTTTCTATGCCCTGTGACACAAAATCAACAGCTTTTCCAATTGCTTCTTGAATTTGTGGCATATACTGTAAAATGTATTCTAAGAATTTAGCAACAATAGGCATTACAGCAGCACCTATTTCATTCTTAACTGCTCCCATAGAAGCCTCAACCTTTGCAAAGGTATCATTCATGGATGCACCAGCTTTTACAGTGTCCTCCGACATTACCATGCCAAGGTCATGTGCTTCTTTTTTCATTGCAGCCATATCATCTGCACTAGCGTTCAACATTGGAGTCATTTGATAAGCTACCGCATCACCAAACAACTCAGCGGCCTTTGCGCTTCTTTCCTCTGCTGTACCTAAAGCGTATATCTGCTCCATTGCTTGATCAAAATTTAAGTCTGTACCTTCAAGCTTTTTAGCAGCCTTTTCAAGAGTAGACATTTCGACACCTGATAAATCAGCAGCATGAGCAAGTTCCTGATAAGACTCTGCACTAATCTTCATCCTTTGGCTCGCCTTATCAACAACATCAGCATTTTTAGCAGTCTCTTTTGCAGATGCTATCATTGCACCACCAACAGCAGCGGCAGCAGCACCAACACCAAGAGCAACCTTGCCAGCAGTGCCAGCTATTGCGCCTAACTTATTTGAAGTCTTTTCCGCACTGTCTCCTGTTTTTGCTAGTGATTTATTAGCTTCGTCTGTGTCTACGAAAACAGAACCAACTAATTTGAATATATCCATCAGTTCTCCCCTTTCTTGAATTTACTATGTAATTCTTCAATCTCAGCAATTATTACCTCTGCTGGTCTTGTATCAATGTTCTTTCCAGTAATTCTGTTGTAGTAATTCTCAAAGCGTTCATATTCAAAATATCCAAGACTCATATATGGCAATAATGATGTCCACTGTTGAAATGCTTCGTCACGCTTTTGAGCTTCTTTTGCTTTGTTGAGGAAACATAAAAACTCATTAATTTCCATCTGTAAGATGTATTCAATGCTTGCGTATCTGTGAAGCAGTAGCTCTTTTACTTCTATTTCGTCATAAGAGCCACAGATTGAAAAAAAGCTTTCCAGCTCTCCATATCAATAACTGTATTAAGGTTTTTAATCTGCTTGATTAAATCCAATGGATCCATAACTCTAATAACATCAGGCTCAATCTCTAATGGACCAGACAAGAACTCATAAATTAACTGCTCTGCTTTTTCGTTTCCAGCATGAGCAATAATATTTAGAATAAATTCAGCTCCTAACTCTTTTTCATTTATCTTTTTCTTGCCCTGGAGTGATAAAGCCAGTCTCTGAACTTCTTCTTTTACTCCAAGCGCATTAACTACTCGCATTGCCTTAAATACATCATGTGTCTGTAGTGCTCGCATATATAACCTCCCTATAACAAAAAAAGGGCCTGGGAAGTTATCCCAAGCCCTAAAAATACACTTATTAAATTATTCTACTGTCTCCATTGCTGGATAAAGCTTTGCAATATTTGTAAGCATTGTAAGAACGTTAAGTGTCATTGTTGCAGTCGAATCATCAATTGTAACTCTGCCCTTTACTGGTCCTCTGTCACCATCAGCATTGATGTTTCTAAATGTTCTAGCAACATTAAAAGAACCACCACCACGAGTCAAAGCAACTGCTATGTTATCAACATAGAAGATACCAGCACCCATGATAATTTCAGAAGCACCAGCTGACTGAGAACCATCAATCTCAATTGTCCAAGGCTCTGTTGTGTCAGTGCTCATCTCGTCTGTATTGTCATATACAGCAGTGAAAACTATCTGTCCAACAGTCTCGCCCTTCTCAGCAAAAGCCCAATCAATATTACCCATATTCAACGCTTCTGGCATTGTAATTGTAAGTGCATTACCACCTTTTGTTTCACCAACCCATTTAATTGAGTGGTAATCAGAGGCAGCAATTGCACCTGTTCCCCGATATTTGCTCATATTTTTACCTACCTTTCATAGTTTTGAATTGTGAATCTTATTTGATTATGTTTTAAATCTTTGTCCTCATCTAAAACAGATCTTGAGCTTTCCAAGTACATTGTCGGAAGTATTTCCTCTTGTGGAAGATTAGCCTTTTTAAATAACTTAATCACTGCATCTGTTATGTTCTCTGCTAAAATCGAGCTAGGCCCCTTATCCCAAACATCAACTATAAGTCTATAATCTAGTCTGTTATTATCTTCCGAATAAGAATTAACGCCATCAAAATAAAATACTACATGTGGGAATAGTTTTTTGTCGTTAGCTTCTTTATAATATACTTCCTTTACGCCAAAATCTGCCTTTAACGAGTCAAGCTGTGATTTTATTAACTTCCTTGTTTCATTAGTCATTAAATATCGTCTCCCTCGTTTTCTTCATCAACCATAGACTCTAACCGTGAAGCTTCACCACTTAAGCCAGACAAGTATTGACTTTCGATTTTTACAATCTCAGCAATATTATCCTCTGCTGTATGTGTGAGAATTGCTTCTTTAGGTGTCTTAGAGGTTCCAAACTCCTGGAAAAAGAACCAATAGTGTAAACCTTTAGTTCCTAATCCTATCTGTAGCCTTGGAAACTTAGTATTTCTACTAGACCACACTTTTACATCTATTGCAGCAGTCTTTCCAGCTCCTCCAGTACGCTTTTTAAAACTCTCATAGAAATTAGTCTGTGCTTTTTTCTTCAAGAATTTTGCAACATCTCTCAAAGCTGCTCTGCTTAATTCAAAAATGTAATACTGCGCTGCGTCTATGTTGGACTCATACTTTACTTGTCCTGTTTTATCAATCTTAACAACAGATTTTGGTGCGCTCATTAATCAATACCTCTTTTACATACAAGCTCTAGCGTGTTGTTTGCCCTATATGTTCTAAGCACTGTATATTCTTCTTCTTCACCATTAAAAGGAGTAAATTTTATTCTCTTCTCGTTGTGATAATCCAAAAAATCAGGAATCACAAATTTTATTTCAGGCTTTAGCCCTACTGCCTCTGCCTGATAAAACTCTGATTGACCTATGCTTTTAATATCTGCAAACACTACGTTTTCTGTTGTAGTGATAATAGCGTCTCCATAATCATCAACGGTTTTAGTTTCTGATATTAAAGTGATTATGCTGTCATACATTATTTATTCCCTCCTCTATGGTGTATCAGGAACAATAATTGTAGACTTTCTGATATTATCCAGCTGATACTGCCATGATTTAAAATAGCCCTCTGACATTTTCGTGTCATTTGCATATACAAATAAACAGTATGTTTTGATTGCCATTTCCACAAGGTCAATAGAGCTGTAACATATATCCTCAGATATACCAGAGCGGAGCATTTCCGCCCTGGCTGTCTGAATAGTATCCTCTATATCAGCATCTAAAAAAGTGTGATTAATGCGGAGTGCAAGTTTTACCTTTTCTAGCATTTCTCACACCCTCCTTAAAACTATGAAATAAATGCTGCTGCGTTGCTCTGTCTCATTGTTCCCTGTGCTCTCATGTAGCCTGAAACAACAATCTTGTGTGCCTTAACGTCCTTGTCAGATTCAATCATTGTATCCTGAACAATGTTGAGGATAAATGCCTTTGGATCAAGTACAGTAATCTTTGTTGCTGCATCATCAAGCTTAACCTCGCATCCAAGTGTTGCACCAATATTAAATGGTGAACCAGACTTGATAGCACCAACAATTTCATAATATGCAGATGAAGGAGCATAGATAACCTTCTTACCACCAACCTTTGCAAGTGCAAGAGCTGCCTTAATGTCTGCAAACATATCAGCTGGAGATGCTGGAGTAACTGCATTAGCTGCTGAATCTGTTAAAATCTGAGCAAATACATCCTTTGCAAGTGCCTCGCCAAGCTCTGATGCAATCTCTGTAGCAAGATAATCCTCAAGAGCACCAGCACTCATTTTTGCCTCTGCATAAGAAAGTGTTACATACTTCTCGTAGTCCTCTCCGAAAAGTGTAACCTTTACAAATGTGTTCTCCTCCTCGGCTGCTGTAGCTGCCTTGTCAAGCTTCTTTGTTGTTCTTGTTGCAATTGCTGTATGCTTTGTAACCTCTAAGGCCATACCAGACTTAACCACTGCAACATCAGCAAGAATAGGGTGTGCTGTGTGGATATTATCCCAAATCTTCTCATCAAGTGACTTAGGGATAAGAAGTGCATCACCATTACCAGGAGCTGTATTATCAACTGTAAGCTCTCTCTGCTCTGCTGTTGCATAATCTCCTAAAACTGCATAAAAAGCATCTCTGTACTCTGGTGTATCAATACCGAAAATCTTCTTCTCTTCCATTGTTTTCATTTCCTCTCTTTTCTCAATAATATTATCAGGCTTAACTACATTGTTCTGTAAATCCTCTGCCTGTGCTTTTCTTGTTTCAGCTTCTACAAGAACGGCCTTGCGCTCCTGAAGCTCTAAAACTTCTGACTTTAAATTTTCAAGTCCTTCACCTGAACGAGTTTCAACCTCTGTGGAGATTTCAGCAAGTCTAGCCTCAACCTCTTCGAGATTCATTTCATTAATTGGCATTTTCTGAACCTCCTAATAATTTTCTAATTTCTTCACGAACTTCTGCGTCTTTCTGCTCGGCTTTTCTGCTCTCCAGCATAGCTTTGGCATTATCCAATGTCTCGGCTGCTCGTGCTTCAAGGCTGGTTTGTTCGTATGCTGGGAACGCTACAGCACTAACTTCAAATACCCTTCCGATACTGCGGATGTGTCGTGTAGGGTAATCTGTTTCTAGTCCTTCCCATTCCTCACCATCTACTGTAAACATGAAAGACATTCCGCTCATGTCTCCACGTTTTGTAGCACTATAAAGGGCCTTGGCTTCGTTGTTGTTCTCTGTATCTAGGTCAACTCGAATAACCATGCCGTTCTCATCAATCTCCATTTGCATTGTAGAATTAGCATTATTTCTGCGACTTCTTGCAAGTGGTATCATTGATGTATCATGTCCAACTAAAAAGCGGACATCTTGCAAATCTGTATGATCTAAAGCTCCTCTGTCGATAACCTCGGCAAAGTAACCCCCCATATCTGTTTTAGCTTCAAAAACAATAGGACGGCCTGTCAAAAAATCCCCATGCTGCTCGTTGTTTTCTGCTCTTACTTCAAACTCAAAAAATCTATTCTGTTTCTCCATTGTCACCCTCCTCTGTAGGCTGCACCTCGTCAACTGTTACTGTGTCAAGTCTCCTTAATGGAACATCTCCACCGTCAACAGGTGCTAAATTAAATATTGCTCTCCACTCGTTAGGTGTAAGTGCGCCTCTATCTACTAATGAAACCATTGCAAGTTTAGTAGTTGTGCTTGCATACTGGATTCTATTAGATTCATAGGTAATTTTATTTTCATATCCCAGCTCTCTATCTGTGTAAACCTTGCGTGTAAGTTCAAGGCTAAGAGCAACTAAAAACGGCTCAATTCTCGCATCATAGAAAGCTTCCATCTGAGACTCTGTATAATTAGATGTAACAATTGAATCGCTTACACCAAAATATCTGTAAATGTTTTCTCTAAATTCCTTGATTGTCTCCCAGCTTGCAACTGTAGGATTCATTGAAATAGGTGTGAAGTCCTGAGTTGCATCAAGTGAAGCTATGCCGCCTGAATTTTCAAGTGAAAGATAATCCCTAACAAATCTATCTTTTTGCTTTTTTAGGTCATCATCTGCAAGCATACCCTTTGTGGATTTCAAAATACCTCTAAGGTTTGCTGTTGCCTTGACTGCATTTGCTACACCTTGGTTTGAAGTATTAATCAATTCAAGCATATCAAGTATTGCGTTGTTATCATCTCCAGCAATATCTGACTTGTTATAGTCTTTTCTAAGTACTGCTAAATCATTCCAAGGCAAAGTAATATCTTCATATCCATTATTAAAATGGAACTGAATAAAAAGACCATTCAAATACTCAAGAGCTTCAAAGCTAGAATAAGGAACAGGATAAAAGCCTGTGGCTCTTAATCTGTCATCACGCATGATGTAAATAAATGCTGTGTTTTGAATTTCAAGCCTGGTGCGTATCTTAGCAAGAAAATCTTTTCCGCTCATATACATATTAGGGCTTAGATTTAAAATTCTTTCTATACGCTTATCTTTACATACTGCATTAGCTTTGCTTGTGTGCTCCGATAATGGTCTTATACAAGCTCTTACGATCTCACTCTGGTAGATATTGCTGCCGAATGAATTGAATTGAGCTGTATAATTGCCTAGCTCCTTCCAGGTGCTAGTCTTTTGAACAAGTTTTGTTGGTTTAAACCAATCTAGAACTGACATAATCACCTCACATATGGCATATATTCATCAAAATGCTTTACATATCCTACCCACGCATTAAGAAGACTTACCATGCCATCTATTCTTCGATTTTGTTGTATTTTTACTGGTTGTATTGTTTCAATACCATCCTTATTGAGTGCTTTACAGCCTGTATTGGCCAGGCACCATCTTAGGATAGGATTTTTATTATAAATAACTCTATGCTCATGGAATGTCGCACCCATTTCCTTCATAGGCTGTGACCAGGTATAAGGTCCCTGGGCTGTCTTCTCCATGTCAAATCCTGCGTTTTGCATCTCTGGTACCCAATAACCGGACAATGCTCTATCGTAACAGATCCATAATGGTCTGATGTCATATGTGTTCACCATATCCAGGAACCACTCTGTAACCTTGCTATAGTCAAC